AGGATCGAATTTATAAAACGACAGCAGACGTTTTACTCTCGGGATCGATTTCTCATCTGGAATCACCGAATGCAAAGCACTATCGAGCTGAACATCATTCCACTTCGGATAAACATAGCACACTGTTTGTTCGGTTATAACAGGATCATACAAATAACTCTTCATTACCGGAATAAACAAACATGCGAGAATCAAAATAAGCCCTCCTGTTATCCAAGCAAATATCTTTATACCTTTATTCACATTCGACATAATAATCCGATTATACACAGCGCAAAAGCACCTTGACGGGACAAAAGTAACGATTATTCCCGAAATAAAATAATGCGAAAAAGTTTGCTGTTTCAAATATTCCGCTTATCTTTGCGCTGCATTTGAAAAAATGACGTCAACGACAAATCGTCCTTTGGAAGGATGGGTGAGTGGCTGAAACCACCAGTTTGCTAAACTGACGTACTCGAATGGGTACCGGGGGTTCGAATCCCCCTCCTTCCGCAAATTAAAAGCGTAACATTCTGTATAGTACAGTGTTACGCTTTTAACATTTTAAATATGCACAATATTTGCACAAGATATTATAAGCCTATTTACTCTTTCTCTTCCAAAGTTACATCAATTCCTACAATCTCACAGTATTTAAGGAAGTTTTTCAAGTTGACATTCTTCCCACTTTCAATGGCAATGACAGTCCCAAAGTTCATACCCTGTTTCCAGATATTATATTGGGTCAATCCCTTTTCTTCGCGAATCTTACGCACTTGTTTCGATAAATCTTCTATTGTCATACTCCTATTAATTCCTTCTTTATCGCTTCTAAAAATGCGATAGATGTTAATACCGTATTCCTATAATTATAATCACTACCGGCTGCAATCGCATTCTTACGACCGTCTAAAATCAGCGTATCAATGAACAACACCATTTGCCGAACCGTAATATTGCCGATGTCTGCCGAGAATGTCGATAGCGATGTATAATACTTCATAGCCTGTTTTAAAAGGCCCCGTATTTTAGTCTTATCAGGATTTTTACCTGTAATACGCTTAATGCTTATCTTTGCGGAAATATTAGATCCTGACAATCCGGGCTCTATGCGGTAATCCTCTCCGACTTCCTCGATAATGCCGTCTATATACTCGACTTTGGCGATGAATCCATTGTCTATGTCCGAGCAGTATATGAAGTCGACTTCTCCGAACTTGTGCGCCCGGTTATGATCTACAATGAATAGTGGAAATTCTCTCTTCATAATTTTATAGAATGGTTACAAATTCTTCTCCGATATTGAAATTACGGTTATACTTCCATGTGCTATTGTCGTTTTTCCTTTTTGCTAATTGAATTTCAACCGTCATATCGTTGTTTATTAGAAATGTTGCCGACCATTGTGATTGGGTAGACGGATAATCGTAACCCAATATTCGCTTGTATTCGTCCTCCGTAATTCCGCTTTCAAACCAGACTGTTTTGCCAGATTCAGAAGATATACGATTTAACGACAATAAAACACCTTTAATCTCAATATTCAGCCCGTCAGGATTTTCTTCTATCACACGCCGTGCTATTTCAGTGCGTTCTTCTTTGTTTGTTCCTGCAAACCCGTTATGAGAGGTAGATTTATTGGCATTGTCATACTTGGCATTCGTTTCGTCGATTATCACATCTTTACGGCCACTGATTAGGTCCTTAATTTGAGTTTTCATATCGTTTTTTTTAATTGGTTACTGTTTGTTTTTGATTACATGGTAAAGATACTTCATTTTATTGTATATACAAAATATTGAAGTATAAATGTTTTATGATTTATCAATATTTAACAAAACGAATGATGTGGAAAATTTTCCGCAAAAATGATTGTCATAGAATTAAACACGAATGCCGGAGCTTCTCACCCCGGCATTTCCACGTTCATCATTTGCATTTCCGAATATTCCTTTGAAATTTTCGCCTCATTCTCCTGTTCAAGAGACCGTTATCGGCAAACCGATTCAAGGTGTCCTTCTCTTCCGGCGAAAGCAGGTTATAGACCTCTTTCCTCGACTTGCCGGAACAGATGGCTTGTATGATTTTAGCTATATCCATGTACTTCCCGAATTAATTTCTTTCTGCAACACTCACATAGGAACTTCTTCGCCACGGGGAACATTTTCTGCCCGATATATCCCCGAAGATACTGTTCTTCCTCCCCGTAAGGGTCAACGCCGAATGTCCGGGATATATGCCTGCACAAATGCCCCTTTTCGTGGTCCCAAGAATTTTGAAACTGTTCGGGACTCGTCGTCAGGGCAATTACCATCACCGTCCGGCGATGCTCGAAACTGGAATAGGTAAGGCCCGTATTCAAGTTACCGGACGACAAACTTCTGAAAGCATTTTCCAGATTTTTTCCCGTACAACCGATCCGTTCCAGCTCCCGGAGTATGGTACTTGTCCAGTAGGTGGTAACGGCGTAAAATACCCTTACGTGCCAGTCGTATTTCGCTATGTAGAAATCCTGAACAATCATGTTTTACAACATATTTTCCCACATGATCGGAGTACCCGAACCTATACAGTCGGCGTAGAATCGTGTAAAGGGCAACCCGTCGTAACCGTCAGGGTCGTCGATATAGTCCTTTACAAACAGAGCCAAATGGGTATCGTCGGGAATCGATGATTTCAGATAGTCGGCCTTACCCATATTGGCGACAAATACATGGTCGTACCCTTTGGCATTTTCCAGCTTCACGCCCGCCTGTGTCAAGATGACCTCCACATCTTCTTTGGAAAGGGCTTTTATCTCCTCCTTCTTTCCGGAGGCCTTGTTTTCGGACTTCATTCTGGAAACCGCCCACTCGCACATGTTCTTGGAGAAGTGCCAGCCGTATCGGGAAAGGTACTCCGTCATGCCGGAGGGGAAAATATCATAAATGTCTAATCGTTGGTTCATAACACTGCTTTTTTATGTTTTTGAAAAGAGAGGGGATTTCTCCCCTCCCGATTAATAGAACTCGCCGTTGGCCCGTCTGCGCCTGCGTTCCCCCATTTCGTCATAGTACGAAGGAGGATAGGGAGCATAACGGTTGTTCATTCCACCGGAAGAACCTCCGCCATAATTCCCGCCGCCGTAACTGCCGCCATTATTGCCACGGAAGCCCATATCGCCACCCTGCATTTCCCGCATGGCAGCTTCATAGCCTTTCTTGTAGCCGTGCTCGCAACCTTCCTTGTAGGCCATTTCGAGCTCGCTACCGCCGCGTTGATTGAATCCTTCATATCCACGGCCTTCTTCTAATATTGACCACATTCCCATATTACTTTTTGTTTTTAGAATTATCAGAAGCACCGAGCTGTTCCATCAGTTTTTTGTTCATGGCCATGAGGTCGGCCATGCTCCTGCTCATTTCGGACATCTGCCCTTTGAGGGTGGCAATCTCCTGCTCCTGCCTTTGTTTCTCCGCAAATTCGGGATTCAGGAGGGTCAATATCTTATCGCACCCGGCAATCACGTTCTCGTGGTAATTCCGCCGGTTCAGTTCGTCCAAGCTCTTCTGTCGGATAGCCGACACTTCCGAGTTCATGGCCTCTCTGGAACAAGATATGACGATGTTTCCGTTTTGCCCGAAGTCGGCGATGTCCGCCCCTGCCGGCAAGTTCTGGAACGTCGTGTTCTGCCCGTTCACGCTGACCACCACGTCCACCACCATTTCCATCTGGGGCAGTTGCCCGATAGGTGTCGGCATGGGGTATTTGGGCTTCGCAGCCGAAACGCTGACGACGGAGCCTATATCCACTAAGGGATTTTCGTCCTTATGAAGGATAAATAACTGGTTGTTTGCTCGAAGATTCTGAAACATAGTTTTTTGATTTAATGGGACTGCCCGGTAAAAGGCAGCCCCGTGTTAATTATTTGCTTTTGGCAGCGACGTTGGCCGCCGCAGTCGCCGTAGTAGGCCTGTACCCACCGTTGACAAGGAACACTTCGTTGGTGTACTTGTTGTAATGGATTTCATAGATCCCCGTACCGGCGATATTCCCGACCGTGACCGGCTCGTTGTTGTAAGCCAGCAGAGGTCTCGTGTCCCCGTTCGTCCCGATGAGAATGGGAAGCGTTGCGGTCGTTCCGGCGGGTATCGCCTGACGGAGATTGATATAGAATCCTCCCACATAGTCCCTGTTACGGAACGCATGGTTTGGAAGTTCCAAAGTAACGTTCTCCGTGCCGACCGTCACCGCCACCGTGGGCAGCGTGTTGAAATTCGCCCTGCCCAGCGTCGGGAACGGAAAGGGAAACCCTGTAAAAAAGTTAGGCCACATATATACCTCCTTTCTTACTGGAATTAACCCCAGTAGTTGTTGCAACCGCATCCGTAACCGCTGCGTCCGTATGCGACATCGCCCGCATAAGCACCATAAGCGGCAGCCCGGCACAAGTCCGTGTTTACAGCCTGAATGTTCGGATATACCACGGGAACGGTATTGGGCAATTTACACTTGATGCCGTCCACATCGCTTTGGAGAGCCTGCAAACCGGCAGCTAGGGGAGCAATCTGTTGCCCTACCGCATTGAGAATGGTCGCATTCTGGTTCCGTTGGGAGATTTCAGCCGCCAAAGTAGCCTTCTCTGCCGTCAAAGCGGTGATCTTGTCCTGTAAAGCCTGAGTTTGGATAGAATCCAGCTTCGCCAAAATGGCACGAGTGTTCTCATTGCCGCTGTCCACGAGGGAGTGGGTTTGTTCCGAGGTGGCGATACGGGTTTCATATCCCTGTCTCTCGATTGCGTTTTGCGTCTTGCAGCAGCAATCTGCGATTTGAGTCGCCAGCGTACAATTACCCGATTGAATGCTGTTGATGATCTGTTGTGCGGACATGCCCACTTGGTTGCCGACACCTTGAATCAAGCCCTGAATGTTGCACAAGGCGGATTGTAACTGTTGGGTAGAGCAGTTCAAGGACGAAGCGAGTTGGTTGATGGCATTACCGTTCCCTTGAATGGCAGACATCAGGTATTCACGTCCGACATCGCCGTTCAACTCGGCAGGAAGCCCGCCCCGGTTGCCAAAACCTCCGAATCCGTTACCGCCCCAGCAGAACCACAGCAGGATAATCCAAATCCACCACATGCCTCCGCCCCAAGCGTCCTGATTGTTCCTTCCCTGATTGAGAAGGGCCAAGAGTCCGGGATCGACCCCTTTACCGCCCATCAGGTTGGGCAATAAAGCCATGATGTCGAACTTGCTTCCGCCACCATTGGGCTCTTGATTGAAAACATACGTTCTTTCCATATAGATATAATTGATGGTTACGGCCAATATCGGCCGCATACAAACGTATGGCTATTGCCGTTGCTATCCTCGGATTTCGGTGGCTATCCTGTTGCTGACCCGTTGATTTGTCGTTGTCAGGATAAAACTTCCCGAACACCGCTGTTTCAGGCTGTTTTTCAATTTGTTCACTCCCTGTCGGGTCATGGAAAGATAAGCGGCGGTGTTCTCCTCGGAGAAGCCGAGCGATACCAACGCACAGATGAGCAGGCAACGTGCGTCGACCGCATTTTTGTTCGCCCCGTTAATCAATTCGCCGTAACACAGCTCACATTCCTCGCAAACGATTTGCAAGACGTGTTCAAAGATTTCATTGGTTTTCATATCTCTTGCCTTTTTAAATATTTGTTAAATTATAGATTGTTGACACAATAAAAAACATCACGTTCCTGTTTAAAGGCTGTGAAAGCCTCGTAACATTCCCCGTGATGTTGTCTCTTGTTCGTTTTGGAAGAGCAGCAAGAGATTGAGGCTTTCCTTTATACTCCGAAGCCTCGGAAGGAGTCGTAAATCAAATTATATCAAGAAACCCAGTCCTTTCAATTTTGTTATCCATTTCATGATGTAAGGGACAAGCAGCAAGACAATGCCACCGAGAGCCCACCAGCACCATCGGGGAGTCTTGTACTTTACTACCTCGACGGGGTAGGGTACTTGTATGCTGTCCGTCTTGGATATATACAGCGTATCGATTCTGTCCTTGAACCTGTATATGTACTTGTATTGGAACTCCCGTATCGTGTCTCCCGATTTCTCGATGAAAACACTGTCCCGCATGTATATGGAATCGAGCCGCACACGGTTCAGATACACTGTGTCGCTCTTTGTCGTTTCCACAGGAACATACACATGTCTGGTACAACTCGTCGCAGCCAAAAACAACAATAGGAATACGATATGTCTCATAGGCTCAGTATTTGTTTCCGGTTCTTCGATGTCGACACATAAGACACGTGCACCCAGCTGTAATCGCTCTCGTTCAAAAGCTGGTCGAAGGGAAGGTTATCCCGAATCAACTCGAACAGCTTCTTATTCTCCGTCTTGCCCCCTGCCGTTATATCCGCCGCATTACCCCTCATGTGCTGGCTGCTTTTCGCACCACCCACGGCGGCATTGAGTTTGGGACAACGATAGCCCGAATTGACGGTTATCGCCTTCCCGTACATCTCCCGCAAGGGGTCTAAAACATGGGTGACAAGGTTCGACAGCGCAACCGATACTTCGGTCGTCGGGGTATTGTCTATACCCAGTTTATCTGCCGTCGAACTCTTTGTGAGTTCTTTCATCGTGAAGTATTTCATATCCATTCTTCATTTTTGGCGACAAAAAAAGCGGTGACTTTTTTAGAATCACCGCTTATAACGAATGTATGGGAGAATAGCCTTAGGCTTATCCGTTATTGAAAATGGGACAAACGTAGGCCGAAGGCATTATCAATCCTCTCTCCTCAATTCATCGAGCCATTGTACAGGGTCAACATCTTTTAGACGAGGATAAGCCTTTTCGATTAAAGAATTTAAATAACTTTCATCGAATTTTGGAGAATAATCAGCCGGTATCGGAGGTTGAGAATCCGTATCGGACGAGTTCTGGACATAGTGGAATGAACCTTTTGTATCCATGTGAACAATGTTTATTTTTTTCGGTTCGGGAAAATACCCTTTAATACGATATTGGCTAAACCTAATACATTGATAGTTGTCGTAGCCAGTAGAGCTATCAATATTTCCGGTCCCAATGAAAATAATCCGATCCCGCAAAATACAAGAATGGCAATTACTATGAATAACCATATGGGGATAATCCACATGACCCATCTTGCCAAATGTTTACGAAATTGTGTATCTTGTGAATATCGCTCCCGTATTTGTTCGGATAAATTCTTGTCGTCTATATCGCCCAAATTTGAGTCGGGAGAAATATGGACACCATTCTCACTACGTAAATCCAAGCCGCTAAAAGAATCTTTCTGTTTAGTCATGCTTTGGGAGAAATTAGTGTCTTAAAATACTCTTGGATATAACTATCCGGGATTCTATCCCCCCAGCTGAATGAAGGCTGCTTAACGGTCCTATCCCACGGAGAACCGGGCTTGTGAGACCATTCCGTCAGATAGGCGGCAGTTTTAGAACCATAGCTGCCAAAGACCAGTTTCATCAGAGATTCCATTTCGGAATCACGGGCTATTTTTTCAAGGTTTTCATCAGAAAGGGAAATTTCTGAAAAATCCTTTTTTATCAATTTATTTCGAGTGGTCGGGAAAACCGGACCATACGGCCAAGCCTGAGGGTGCTCGTTTGTCAAGCGTTCGTTCTTTACGTAAAGATATACTCCATAAGCTATATACAACAACTTTTGAAGCTTAGTCATGTTAATGAAAAACTTATTCTGGTTAGCAAACGCAATGATATAGTTTGCAACCGTAACGCTATCGTATTTATAGGTATCGCTTATCATCTTGTTGCAAAGTAACAAAAAATATCGTAACATGCAACCAATTCTTATACTTTTTTACGATAAATCAAACGGTGATTCCAAGAAGTCAAAGAACGCTTTCCCGTCGCCGGGTTATAAAAATTCTTTTTTTTGTCAGGCAATCCAAACCTCGATTTGAATCACCAGCCCACCCAGTATGGTCGCCAGCAAGTCGACATACGACCAAGCCCCCGGCTTCCTCCACTCGTCGACAGCCTCCTTGATACAGCCCGCTATGGCAGAGAACAGCACACAATATTCCGCAGTCGCACCTATCACGATGGAGAAGAAAGAGGCGATCACACCTCCTGCGATAAAATGCAGCAGCTTGTCGTGGGGAATAGACAATAACAACCCTTTGATTCTTTCCAAAATTTTCTTCATATTATTCGTTATTTAATCGGTGATAAAAATCGAGCTTGATACGGTCATAGACAGAAACTACATTCGTATATGCCCGCCCGTTATTCACATTTCCAGAATACACCTCGCTTGTAACTACTTCTGCCACCCATTCTATCCATTCGGGATTGGTATAACATGAAAGACGTTTACCACGATAGGTAAAGTAATCGAAACGGCTGTTCCTGTCATCGTACTGGTTCGTCAACAAAGTATGTATCTTACCGGAGGTTTTCTCCTTGTCGGCGATATGGTTCTCGTCCCTGACCTTCTTGATGATTCTGCAAACCCTTTCGACGGCCAAATCGAAATACACGTTCGATATGTTCTTTATCCGAAGCTGCGTTTCCGGTCTAAGACCTTCCGATATGTCGGACAACATGTTATTCTGGTCGTTCGTCTTTTCGATAAGCTCTTTCAGGGATTCGCCGTAATCCTCCATGCTCTTGGTGATAATCGATTTGAACCACTTGAAGCAGGCCACCATCATCATGGCCGACAACACCAAGAAGAATGCTGCGGTCATCACCAAGAATCCCTGTTCGCTTATCCCTCTGGCTACCTCCGTAGCCTCGTTTATCCCTCCCATATCAATGTTTCTGTTTTTCGATTAATAATCTGGCTTCCTCTTTGCAGGATTCCGCATAGGCGTTATAAGCCTCGAACTCCTCTGCTTTCGTACCTCTTTGCCGAAGTATCGCCAACTCCTCCGACAAGGTATATTTCCGACGGATAAATCCGTTTACCGTTTCTCCGTAGTCCATTGGTACGGGAGGTGTTTCCGTGCCGTCCTCCGTCGCTTCCGGTGCTTCCTCGTATTCATAGACTATTTCCCCGTTCCGGTAATACATCACGGGTATTTTTCCGGGTATCTCTTCGGGAGATGGGATAGATTCTACCTCTATCCATCTCTCCTTTTTATATTTCCCATAATAGATGGTTTCGACTTTTACACCGTCTAATTTAATTTGTATCATAACCTACCACTTTTACTTTATACATAATATCTCCAATTCTTCTTACATAACCGTCTTCTAGAAAATATTTACTGATTTCTTCCAATCTACTGTACGTGGGGCAGTCATTATTCTTGCAGAGAAGTGAAATGCTACCAATAAACCCTTTCAATGTAAGATACCCAATGTTACATATTATAAAAATAATTGCATTACCAGCATAATTTTTGTAATTTAGTGAATATAATGGATTGAATCCCACTGCATTAAAACATTCATCAGATGATTTTACATCAAAGCTGTTATCTTCTGCAACTAATCTCGTACCTCCTTTATCATACAACAAATAGCAATCTATATTATTATTAATAAGATATTTAATGTAAAAAGATGAAATAATACTTTCCCCTTCTATTATATGAATCTCTGAATCAACATCTTTTATAATATAAAGTTTTTTCCCTGCTGAAATTAAAACTCTATCATTATAAGAGGTTATGCTATAAGTAGATGAATCAATGTCTATTTGTTTATATACAGAAAAATTGATCGGTTCGATAATTAAAATTTTTTTTTCACCAGTAGCAACTATATAATTGTTGTATAGACTTATATTTTCATATTCAGTTATAACCTCTTTATTGAACTCTAAACTACCATCATTTAAATCTATTTTAGCAAGTCCTGTTATACGTCCCCGAACAAATGCATATCCTTCATAGAATAATACATCATTGTTTATCGTATGACGATATTCTCTACCTATATAAATGTTTTGTTTAATTTCCCATATTGTATTCCCCTTTTTAACGCGCTTGATCCACGAACTAGCAATATTATAAAAAGAAATAACAAACAAATCTTCCAAGTCACCATTTATAGGGATTGCAAATTCTGTATCTAAATGTCCATTTGGAAATGAACATTTATAGAACGGTATAAAGATATTATCTTGAAAATATTTACCGTCCACACTCTCCGCCGCTTGGTTAGCTTTATCAGCTGCCGCATTAGCGAGAGTTGCCGAGTTGTTAGCTTCCGTTGCGGCATTCTCCGCATTTCCTGCCGCTGTGTTGGCGTTCGATGTGGCTGTGCGGGTATCCGTAATAAGCCCTTCAAGCGTAGTTTGCATTTGGGAAAAACTCGTCTCTCTTTGGAATTCCGCTTCGGCTCTCTCACTCTCTGCCGAGGCACGGCTGCTTTCAGCCGATTCACGTTTTGCTTCTTCTGCCGTCAACTTGACACCGAGAGCCTTTATATCCGTGGCCGCCTTGTTTGCCTTTTCAGCCGCTTGATTGGCGACTGCCGCCGCCTCTGTCGCAGGGCGTTGAAGATCGGCGATTTGCTCCGGCGTAAAATCGTCGTAGGTAAAAGGGTCTCCTTTATCTCCTTTTTCACCGGGCAGGGCAACCATTTCTTCCACCACGGCGGCATCGGGCACTACCACATGCTCATGAACAATTATGCAATCACTATCAGCCATATCACTTGATGATTATATTGGTTTTGTAAACATCGCCATAGTCCCATTTGCCGTCATCGAAATCGGCATCCTCTATCCAGTAATGCCTCTCGACCGTGAGCAAGCCATAGCGGAAAGTCCCGGAATTGAATATGCCGTACAGCACGCCGTCACGGAACACACAGTTTTTACGTGTCTTTCCGTCGTAACTCACTTCGCAACAACAACCGGCCTCGTCCTTGTAGATGAACTTAAACTTCTTCGTCTCGGCATCGATGGGCTGCTTGTTTCTGTCCTCAAAGCCAATGGTAAACTTAATATCCTCCCACGAGTACTTCACTATGGGCTCTTTTTCACTCATCGATCAATCTCCTATAATCTTAAATATGCTACGCTTGCTTATTGGCTTTTCGCAGATACAGCATTCTTCCGAATCATTAATATAGTACAATACTTCCTCTACATATTTCAATCCGATAGAATAAGTATCATCGGCTATCATTTGTCGTTCCTTTAATTCTGTATGCGAAGAATAAGCATCGTTGTTATTCATAGTTCCAAACCTCGTCGGCAAGCTATTACCGAATTTTACGACACGTGAATAGGCCAGATAGGCAACAGCCTTCTTCAACCCTCCGATAATGCGATCTTCTCCTTTCTTCGATTTATACAAACCTCCATTTAGTAATATTGTATCTTTACTCTGCATTATCTTTTGAAACAGAGTATCACCTACTAGATAGCGAATGTCTATATCTATCGCCTCGTCTATCGCTTTATTGGCAATTTCCTTATCTGCATAGCAAGGCCTTGCCAATGTCGATATATCAGTTGGTGTTATTAGTGCTGCCATACAACATCGATTGTATTTTAAAAGTATCAGACGTGAGTTCTCCGAATGGTTGTTCATACCAATTCTTGAATATAGATAACAAGGCTCTCGATATTGCCCTCTGCTCTTTGGTTACCTTACCCGAATAGTAGGAATAAGCGTCAGCCAATATATCACCAGAGAAGCCGAGCTTTCCTTTTCTTATTGCCAAAAATGCTTCTTGGTTGAATGCTGAATAGATATTATCTATTATGCTATCCGCCGTTACGGTAAATTCCTTATCATAATTGTTGGTCGACAAACTTATAAATTCAGGAGATTGCTCATCAGCTCCTATCTCTATCTCTACTATCTTGCAGGCATTAAAGTCTCCCTGCAAGTTTTTCAACACAGGAGAATATTCACTTTCGTAACTCTCATGTCCGTAAGATCTCCTTTCATCGTCAAAATAATTCTCTTGAATATCTGTTCCTTTCCTTGTAATCAATGCCCCGCTCGGCAAGAAGTTATTCCGGGCGTTGCGATAACGTACATTGGCAAGTCCTTCATCTGTACTCATATCCGTGATAACAGGGTCATACACAGGAAGAGGGTAAACCATGTTGCCATTCCTCGAATACCATAACACCTGCCCTTTATAATCATTTATCCCAACCTCTTCAATTTCGGGAATTGCAGAATTGGGATCGAAAACATGAATGAAACTAATGTTCGACTTGTTGACTTGAACTCGTTTCCCATTCCTAGTCTCATCACCCGTCCAGTTAGGGTGAATGGCTATTTCTGTCACTTTACCGTAATCGTTTGGCTCTTTAAGTCTCGTTGTAATGAAGGGGATATGATGAATGTTGCGAATCTTTCCTAATACGTCATAATTGGCATGTATTGCAAAACCTCCGAACTTTGCAAGATCATTTGCTAACAATCCCAACAAGTCATCTAGTGTATCTCCGCTTTTGTTGATTTTGTAGTCTGAAATTATTTGAGAGTTAAATCCATTCCCTTCTATGAAATCTGCATAGCGAGACAAACAGCCGGAGGCGATAGACGACGATGCTACCACCTCGGCTAATTTATTGGGATACAAATTATCTTCACCATAGCTCTGTATATTCAGGCTACTCAGATAATTCGTGTTAATCCTCTTTTGAGGCTCCTTTACGGCTTTTAGATTCATAGAACTCGTCAGGGATTACAGAAAACATGGTTCGCAAGCCGGGGTTATTGGTCAGATATTCTTTGGCTATATCATCGGTAAGGTTCTCATTCGTGTAAACACGTGGATCACCGAACACTTGAATCACAGCTCCGGGTTTTAATACAAATTTCGATTTCTCTTTCATCTTCTTGTTCCTTTTTAAATAAGTGAATGTTTCAATCAATGCGTCTCTATGCTTGTCCTTGCAGTTACATTTCCGAACTTCTTTTTTCAATGATTCATTATAGAGTTTCTCGATCGTTCGATAATCCTCCTGCGATAGGGAGTTTATTCTCCCTATCAACTCGGAGGATAATTTCATCGCTTCTTCATAGGTCATACACCGGGAGAAGGATTAACCAACGAATTAATCATCGCCAGCGTCGCTTCATAACTGGTCTTGAACAAATAAACTTCTGCCACAGGGCTTTCAGTTTCAGTCATGGTAACCTGCCAGCCGCCTTGTGTATCAGTGCTATACGGGTCACGATTCGCTGCCGTTGCGAACATGCCTTGTTTGATACCGAAAACTTCAAAGGAACTGTCTCCCTTCGTACCTTGTGTGGCACTAAGATTCTTCCATGTGTTTTCGAGAATAACGACATACTTACCATTGAACAAGGGGTCTATCACTGTTTCAGCAATCTTGGGACCTTTGTTCAATATCGTAAATTGGACATTTTTATTTACCGTATTGGAAATTGTCCCAACGGCCAGTTCAGAGGTAGATCCTGTATATGGCGTATTTCCTCTTTGAACGATTTCATAGGCCTTTTTCCCGTCTTTTAGAACAAGGTCTGAAATCGTATTCGCACCAGAAAAGGTGGTGGCCGTAAAATCGATGTCGTCCCAGTTAATAATTATTCCTTTGTGCTCATACCCCTTTGTAATAGGATCGTTACAATTCGGAACTATTCCTGCCGAAATCAAACTAACACAGTCTGTTGCCATTTCATTTTCCTTTCTTAAAAAATTATTTAGCATGCTACTTGAACTAACTCATCTTCTGCTATTAAAGTACCGAGGTCTCCTGTCGAATAAATTTGAGTTTGTCGTTTTTCGCGATTGAAGAAAATATCCAAATCTGAAATCAATTCTCCGGGAGCCCCCACAAGTAAATTCTTCGGCGAAGTGTAAACAGCTCGGTGAGGAATGTTCAACTTCGTCTTATCATTTTGATATTTTTGAATCATTCTATCCCAAATCGATACGGAATAAATAGGAACACCATTGTATTGCGCCATTTGAACACCATCGAAGATTACTGTCCAAGGCATTATATCTCGGTAAGTTTTCTTCACATCTTGCGTCAATGCGTCTGCCAATGATTTTGTCATAAAAATAGCTGCCCCATCAAGGGTAGAAATTCTTGGGTCTGCTTCCATCAACATGGAGTCTACTATGCCCGTTGCAACACCGGATTCTAATAATTTCGATTTTTGAAGGGCTGCCGTTGTTTGCGAATTTGCCGCAATTGCTGTTTTCTGAGATTCATTATCTGTAATTATTGCAAACAGTCGTTTCCAGAATCCATCGGCAACTGTAAACAAGTTGGTATTAACCCCGTCTGTTATCTGACCACTTCCTCCGGTTATATTCTTTGCGTCCTTGTCGCCGAACCAAATTAACCGCCACATCATATTTATCATGGCCTTTTCCAATGCCGGTCGATAGACAACATTCATATATTCGATAGAGGTCATGTCGCCCTTATCCGTGCCTGTTTTCAGCGTATATTCGGCTACTGTACCCATAATATCGTCATAACAGAGCTTTAAGGGTATTTCCCATTCTCCTAATTCCCACTCCTTTTCGTTCGCCTCAATGGAAGCAGATACATAAGTAGGATTACATCGGTTCGTCAGTTTCGTTCCGACATCTTCCATATCGCCTATAAACCCTAATTTCTTCCCGTTTCTCGCACTAGTCATCAATGTAAATAGTGCTTCAAGGCTTTCGTCCTTGAACGTTGTCATCGGAATTAACTCCTGCAACGTTTTTATCGCCCCATTATCAGGGGTCAAATCTTCAAAAGTTCCCATAATAACCTAAACAATCTCTTAATATTACCTATTTTCTTTTTCGCTTTTCAACCTCATGGGCTTTCGCTTTCTCTTTCCTCTCCCTTAATTCCTTTTCAAGGACGTTTTCCTCTTCTACCGGATCTTTCTTTCTAGCCGGATTTGGTTTAGGGGGCACATAATTGCTAGTCGTCACTCTGTCAAGCCATTGTTTGCCCCCTGCCGCTTTAACTTGGGCTAGAATAGCAGACTCCTCGTCGCTTTTTCCCTTCGCTCTTTCTGATTCCAGCTCCGCTGTAAGTCGAGCAATCTCAGCTTTAAGTGCTTCCACATCTTCGCCTCCATCAGGGACAGCTTCACGAATCTCGGTAATCACGCCGTCAGATACGATAATCGTTCTCCCATCGGGCATCAACCATTCCCCGTCAGGGCTGGCGGCATCACCTACCTCCGGGTCTCCCTCTTCTCGTTCTACTGTCAATACTTGCCCGTCCTCAGTTTGTAGCTCGATGTCTTTTGCACCTGACAAACCGAGTGCTTGCGCCAACACATTCAGCGCATCTTTCAGATTCTTTTTACTCATGTTTTTTTTATTTTTGTTTGTATTGGAAATAGCCGAAATCGGCTCGATTATTTCCGTTATGAATCCCAAATCCTTAGCTTCCTGCATGCTTATATAGCGTTCCTCTTTCATCAGAGTGGAGAGAACTTCCCTATCAGCCCCCGTGCGCTCTACATAGAAGTCAAGAATCTTATTATCCTCCGACCTCAAATCATTAGCTTTTGCTTCCAGTTCTTCCGCCGTGGCATTCTCTATATAAAAATCACAGAAGCGGGTATTGTGAATCAGAAGCCTCTGGTTCTTATATCCTTTACGTACCGAACCTGCGAGCAGGACTATCGTCGCCATAGAGGCGCACACTCCGTCAACCACCGTTATTATTTTTTTGCCGGTCGCCCTCAATTTGTCAACGATAGCCCAGCCCTCGGCTACATCGCCGCCCGGACAATGAATGCGCACCTCTATCGAATCGTCATCTTCCGGTATCTGGCTTACAAAATCGTCTACATCGATGAAAGAAACTGCATTGTCCCCGAAAAACTGCAATAATGCTTTTTCCGACTCGTTCGCTATTTGAGAATATATTTTTAATACCATTATCCAATCATTGGTTTATTCCAAATTTACGAAGGAATAACCTATCAAACAGAATGATAAGAAGGGATTCAACTGCACGGATTTTGCAGCAAAAAAAATGGCGCATATCCTCACGGACACACGCCACTCGAAACACAACACATATAATTAAACAACGGAATCGAACTTTTTCAAGATGTAATAGAATTTTCTCGGCCTTATCTGGTACTCATCGCTCAATTTCTCGGCGATATAAGACACTTTTAACCCTTCTCCCTTCATCGTTAGGAAACGCTTGTACATTTCAAGGTACTTAACATCGTCCAGATTGACTCCGGCACGCCTCATCGCTTCCAATATGGGACGGCTTATCTCTATACATTCGTGTACTTTCATGAATCGAACAATTAAATGGAACCTAAATTCTCTACCACTTTAACTTGTGAACCCACCTTGTTAATCTCCGTAACGGAAACAATCGGGTGGACATCTTGCATGCCTCGTGCAATGGCTCGTGCAATCATCTCCTCACCGAGAGCCTGACTGCTTTTTTCCCGAACTTGTATGGGCACACCTCCTCCGGCTACATTAATAGCAGACAGTAGCGGAGCGAACATGGAGGTAGCTCTTGCTGTCATCACGCTCTCACCGTTAGACAACATAGCGGGTATGCTGTCGCTCGTTCCCGTTCCGGGGCCTTCTACAAGACCACCATCGGCAAACTTGGCCGAGTTTATAATTCCTATCGCGGTTGTCATATTGGTGATTATCGTCGCGATTAAAGAAACAGCTTCTGCAATACCAAAAATACCCTTTGTAGCAGACGCAGCAACAGCCGAAGATATTGCTTTTCCTGTGTTAATAGCAACTTCTGCCAATGCTAATGTCTTCGATAAAATCATAAATGCCTTATTGTCCTCTCCAAGCTGCTCGAATAACCCCGATAGAGCTCCTGTAATTTGAGATGCCGCTTCGAACTTCGCTTGTTCTATTTCTATTTCCCTCTGGGCAAGTTCCTCTTTGGCATCCAAATATTCCTGCTGGGCTTCGAGTTGTCGGGCTTTGAACTCGGCATCGCTTTCTCCCTCTAACTGCTGTAAGGAATCAAGCCGTTTCTTGGCATTTTCAAGCTCGACTTGCAACTCATCTTCTCCGGCTATCTTTGCGGCAGCTAACCTGTTGGACAGTTCGAGTTCCAATGCTTCCATAGCTTCCTCTTTCTGCCTATTCCTATACTCGATTTCTAATTGTTCTGCTTTTGCTTTGTAATTATCCCGTATCTTTTGCTTTTCTTCTTCTGTTAATAATGCTGTTTCAAGCTCTTTATCCCTCTCTTTATTTAACTGCTCTATTTTAAGGTTTAATTCCTCCTCAGAGCCTTTAACAGCAAGTTCTAGTTTTGTTTTAATCATAAGTGCGTCATGCTCCATCTGTTGCCTAGCTTGTTCATCTAACATTTTCTTTGTTTCCTCATCAAGGATCTTTTGCGCAGCTATGGCAGCGTCTGCATTCGCTTTCTCTTTATTCTGTCTTTCTTTAATTATCGTGTTAATCTTATTATTAGCTTCAACTTGCATTTCAGAAAATTCAGATACACGTTGTTGATATTTAGCGATTTCATTATTAAGTGCTTCATAATCTTTAATTGTTGAATTTGACAAGCCCAAATTAGCTATTACTTGGTCAGCATCCGCAGTCCCATTTTTTAGATCTTCTATTTGTGCTTTTACTTCGTCAGTAACCTCTGTATATCCCAACATATTAGCGATTCTTGCTTCTCCTAACCTGTTAGTTTCTTCTGCCGTTTGTTTTTCTAAGGCAAGAATTTCACGAGCAGCCTTTAACCTGTCGTTATCAGATTTAGTCGTATCATCGGCTATTTGTTTAAGCTCAGCAATTTTTGTTTTTCTTGCTTGTTGAACCGCAATAAGTTTTTTTTCTTCTTTCTCTATCTTGTTTAAAGCCTCCCTTAACTTAACAGCTAGTTCAGTCTCTGTTTCTAATTCTTTACCAACTCCTGCGAATGCAGCTTTTGCGTCTTCTGCCGCCCCGGAAAAATCACCTGAAAAGAACTTCATGATTGCACCCCCGAATTTAGCGAACCTATCTATAATTACGTCTAATGCTGCTTTAAGCCATGCGAATGCTTTGCTCAACTTTTCAGTCCCTTCTTGCGTACTTGTTAAATAAGCAACAAGAGAACCGAGCAAAACGACAAAAGCTCCAACTCCTGTCGATACAATGGCGATTTTTAGAATTTTCATTCCAGCTGAAAGCCCTGCTGTTGCTACCGTAGCTGCCTTTTGAGCTGTTGTCATTCCTGATAATCCTGAAATTGCTTCTCTGAAATCAGAGCTGACAACCCTTAATTCACTGCCTACTTCTTTAAACTGAATAATAAGAGGAGCTATCGCTTGTTTAACTTGTGAAATAGCCGGAACATTTGTCTCTAATGCTTGCGAAAATGAGTTCAAATAATTGCCAACATTTCTGGAAAAACGACCTGTTGATTCTTCTGATACTTTAAGCTCTTTTGTAACAGCATTAATCTTGTCTTGTAATTCTTTCCCTTTCGCAGAATCCCGTTCCGCCTTACTTAGATTGTCATATTCAGCAATTAAATTAGACAATGCAGCACGAAGTTGTCTCAATGAACCATCATTTTGCTTTTCAACTTTTATATTGTTCTGAATCTCTTTTCTCAATTCTCGCTGTTTCTCAGAATATCGAGTTACAATAGTCCTTGAATCTTCCAACTGTTCATTATATTCTTCATACGATATTTTCCCATCTTCGAACTGCTTTTTTAATTCTTTTTGCTTCTGTTTTTGCTCATCTATTGCCTTATTCAACATTAAAAGATTCTTAGTCGCTGCTTCCGAATCAATTTCAACTTTAACTCCTATAATAATCTCTTTCTCTGCCATAACCTAAAACATTTATAGTATTCATAATAATTTAAGTAATTCACACTCTGAATAATCACCTTGCGACTTTATAGAGATAATAGCAAAAAATGCCGCATATCGCTCTATATATACAGGTATCGAGTAATCGATGTTTTTCAAATCTATCTCTGTAAGTCTGAATGTGTCCTTAATCACAAATGGCAACTTTATGAGGTCTTGATAAGAAGATAGACCGAAACGTGATACCCGGTTTTGAAATTTAAGGTCTGAAAAGTCCAAACGGGCATCCTCCTTACCTTGACTGTCAAAAGAGATTACACGCTGCATAATCCTATCCCCGCAATCTTCAAGCTCCACGATCGTACCGTCGTCGCTCCATTTGAAATACGGAACGGCTCTCATGTCCCCATTGTCACCCCCGGCAGTATAAGGAAGTTTCACTAAGTCTTTTTCATGGTCGAGAGTCTTATTTTGTACAACCATATAGCCGTCTGCACTCTTGGCGTTCTCGTTCTCCTCGTAACGTAAATAGTTCTTCTGTGCAAAGTCCCCAAACGTGTACGAGGTCTCTTTGGCCGTCCACCCTGTCGGTACTAATTTCTTACTCCAATCGACCGCATTTCCCTTGTTCTCTATTATCGTTTCTACCGGTATGAAAGAGACCCCGGTATCGATTTTTATAGCGAACAACCCGAACAGCCAACATATTTGCTTTATAAAATCGACTACCGATATATCCGGCAGGTTTGAACCGATCGGATAAACACCTCCATAAGCAACATCTTCGGTTATATCCGGGTCGGTTATCTTCACATAGCTTTTGATTATCCCTAATCTATAAGTCGAAGTTATTTGCATCTCAATATCGCTATATCCTTCCAATCTGAAAGGCATACTGCCTTTATATCTGCAAACGCCCAGTTCATCGGCTTTAAGATAATATATACCCAAAACATGAGATGAATTATAAACCATGACTTCAACCGCAGTTTTACCGGCCGGGGCGGTCGTCGATATACACAAATCCAACTCCCAGTCTTTCCAGTTACTCGTATTGTGAATAATTATATTATTCCAATCGTGACCCGTGATAATCCGTATATTCTGAATCGCATTTACTTGCCTCAACTGAACCCCTCGTGTATCTTCGTCAATTCCCGTTATTTCCGCTTCAAACCAGTTGTATTTGGGATTTGCTTTCTGTGAGATGAGGGGCAAGTACAACAGTTCTATATATTGCTTATAGCTGCCCCAATCCATTGTAAGACCGTAATATGAGGCTATTTCTTCCAACAGCCTCATGCAATTGACCGACGGGTGTATAAATATCTTGTCCCGGTTGGAATCTACATCTATACCCGTATTATGACGGATATAACCGTGTGACAGTTGACCGTCAACCAGTCCGTTGTCGTAGGTCGTAGAGCTGTTCCACGGCAAAGCCATATCGGCAAACTCCTGTATGCTTTTATCATCGTTCATGAGCTGAATAAATTTCTCACTCATTCCCCAAGTCAAGGCCACATTAAAGCCGTCTTCGCTACACGATATAAGAACGGCTTTTGCGTCAAATAGCTTTACCCCATTCCTGTAATACTCCGCATTGAAATAGTCCCTCATCATGTAACTCTCATGACCGGCAACATCGGGAAAATCCAACAGCCGTATATTCTTATTCGTCCTCGGTAGTGTTATCGTATAACTGTTCGAGGCTGTTATCTTGGAAATGTCCCCCAACAAATTGCTCTTGAAATTGAGTGTTATCTCACTGTCGCCCAAATCGACACTTTCACCCTTGATATATAGTTCCTCTTTCATATCTTTATTGTTAACTCTTCGGGTAATTCAATCTTGAAAACAAAATCTTGAAGTTCAGCACTCGTCCTATCAAAATCTCCGGTCTTCACATTTACTCTGATAAACGAATCTTTCGTTTCCGACAACATATATACCATAGGCGAGTATAATACTTCCTCGACATAACCATATTCTGTTTTGTCAATCATCGGCAGAGCGAGAGTAAGTACTCTCTTAGCAATCTTGTTACATTGTTTTACAGTATCGAATATGGCATTATTCATATAATTCTTCTTGTTATATTCCTCTTTCTCAATGTTAAGAGTCTCTCCTTTGTTTTTAAAAAGGAAATAGCTCCTACCTCCCAATGAATTGAGCCACATTAGATATATACCGTCAGTACAATCACTATACCTAATAAAGTAAGTCATATTCCCTGCTCCTGTGCCAATCAATGGGTAATCATCATTTGTATTTACCGAAATCGTGTCGGACGTATAAACAAGATAAGACTTTCCATCTTTTATCGCTGGCTTTTGAAGGTCAACGTTAATCATAGATGTAACTGATCCTCTGTTTATATACAAATTTTCCGGTAATAAAGATTGGTCAACCCGTCCTTTCGGCTTTAACAAAAAATCTACCGAAAAAGGAAGATTGGAAAATTGTTTTACCTTAACAATTGAATTGTTAAAATAATATTTGAAAGGCTTTACAGCACCAAATATAAGGACACATCTTGATTCAAATGTATCTATACCCAAAGTTGTATATATAGAGAATCCAATAGAAACTTCTATTGAAGTCTCTGAATATCCAGTTCCAGTCAACAATGAATCTATACTGAAAAATTGTCTTAGCTGATAACTTATGTCTCGCTCAACCTTATCAACAGAGTTGAAAACCCAACCATCTCTATATTCCGTATTATTATCATATATATATATGTCGACTTTATTAATTTCGCAATTTTGAGCTTCAATAATAACCATGTTTTGAGAGAAAACATAAGCAAAAACATTAAGTTTTAATATCGAATAATCTCCTGTAAAATTCATAATCTTTCTAATATTTCAAGTTTATACTCTAAATAAATCTTATCTTCTACCCGTCTAAGAAACTCATCTATAAAGGGAGTGTAAATGTCTGCTCGTCCTCCTTCCCTATATAGCTTCGTACCCTTTGTGGCTATCGTATGGCTTATAGCTCCCGCTGCCATATTCAGGCTTCTTTCCTCGACCGTATATTTCGGTTGCCAGTTCTCAGACGGTTGGCGAATGTATGGAACTTGCCTTACCGATATTCCTTTGTCAATAATCCATTGCCTGATAATATCTACCATATTAGATGGAACACCTCCCGCAGCCCTACCTTTCTCTACCGTGGAAAATGCAGGGCGCCCTAGTAAATAGGCTTCGATTTCCTTTTCATTGCCTTCTATATATACCTCGATACTATCGGCCGTCTGTCCCGTTACCGTTGTTCCGGTAGCTTTCAACTGTTCTACAATCTTGCCTTTGAGCCACTCCAATTCTTCTTGTAGAATTTCCCTTATACGCATTTTCCTATCGATTCTTTAAGATTCAAAGAAACTGATACGCCTGAACACTGTATCGCCATATCCCTGATTACATCATGGCAACTCCATGCGGTTATTGGTTCAAAATATCGGGTGTCGTTTACCCGAACAACAAATTCCTCGACGGCAGAACGCATTCGCTCTATAATAGCATTCGTATCTTCTCCTTCCGGATCTATTCCCTCATGGTCGAGAAAGAATAACAAAGGCTCTATATTCTTCTTCAACATTCCCGAAACTGTTATTTCTCCTCCTCCATTGATAGGCATTACATACAATACGGCAGGAAGTTGCTCCGGCTGTTGAAGCCACTGGTTCAAATGATATATACCTCCTATTGAGAAAGAGAAGCCCATAGCCTCTACGATCTCCCTTATCTTATCCTCCATCATTTTTTCTTGTAAATTAACTTTTGCAATCTCCTTTGATAAGCTACTACTTCGTTATCCATCTTCATACATTGATAGATAACTACCCACGGCACACATTGAAGAACATAATCATGATCTATTATTCCCATACGTTTTGCATAAGAATCGACAATACCGAATGTGCCAAAATTCAACGATGTTACTCCTGCGGCTATCTCTTCCGATGAATAGCTCATTGTTTCACCTAGTGCCTCAAACATTTTGGAAACCCTCTTAACCTCATCTATAATCCAATTTCTATATCCAGCCGTGACAGATATATCAGCTTTCAAAACTTCCTCCTCGGTAAGTCCCTCAACAATCTGCATGGGCTTTATAAATTCTTCTGAGGTCGTCTTTATTTCCATTAACTGCAACAATTCACCGTACATAATACCGTTTATGTCTGTTTTTAATGGTTTTCCTTTGAATGTAGAAACTCTTTTAGCTCCTTTTACACTTTCTACCGATTCTTCGGTTAAACATTCCATGATAGCTAAAAAATGAGCCGTCGTACATGTCTTTCTTTTTTCTCTTTTCATATATTTCCGAGTTTAAATATCTTCTTATGTTGTGGCGGTGTAAACAATCTATTGAGGGCTACATAGCGGATAGCATCTAGCGAGTGATTGAATAATTCGATAGGCTCATTTGTAGGTTCTCCATCATCTCCTTCTTTCCACTTATAATTTGCCAGCTCTTTCCTTATATTCGTACTTCGCCTTGTCACATGCCACTTATATCTTTTCAATACCGAAATACCTAGTCTTATACTATCATTCCCTTTCTTCGCTCCCTCTATCCTAAGCCCGAACCTCTTCAATTCCTCTATGCTCTTAGGTTCTGCACTATCGGCGATAATGGTAATGGATGCCATTCCATTCTGTCGAACAACTCTCGAAATATCGGGATTGGTTACCTTTCCTTCAAATAGAATCTCATCAATCCATAAATCGCCACCAGATAAACGAACATCAACCAATGCCGTTGGATCGTTATATCCAAAGTCAAGTCCCAACCATCTACCCTTGTAATTATCAGGCATAGAATCGACAATATCGTAATTGTCATAAACCATACCTCGGAGTCTTCCAGTCTTTCCCCTCGCATATACACGGTGAAGCTCCTTATCTTCAATCCCTTCTATCTTATCATGCTCCTCTTCGGAGAGAAAAGTATTGTGGCGATGATCAGTAATGAATAGCTTTGCCTCTGGCTTCCCTATTATCTTATCATGTACCCAGAAACGAGCTGTCGGGTTATAATCGATAAATATCTGATTTCTTGTACGAATGGCAAGCTGCCAATATACAGGATAAGGTATACCGTTAGCTTCATTGACAAACAAATAATCTCGCTTTCCACTCTTGGCATCCTGCTCATTCTGAAACGAAGCAAATTCTATTATGGAACCGGTAACGCACTTTACAACTCTGTCGCTCTCGTTGAACGAGAACTTATCAGAGCAAAAATCGCTATTACCTATTATCGTCTTGACATCTCGATATGCTCCCTTCTTCAAGTTAGGTATATCTTGTCCGACAACCGTTATAACTTTATTGACAAAAGAGAGAGCATAATATACTAGCAACTGCAATATCGTATAGGTTTTGCCAGAAGACGTTCCACCCTGATTAATTATTATACGCTCGTTACTATTCATCATGCTGTCAAATAAAGGCAAGGTTGTGAATATGTCAGTCGGCGATGTCATCTTCACTGTTGGCTATCGGTGGTGTACCTTCTTTATGTACAACAGATATTTTAAATTCGCTTATGCCATCATCGACAGAAAGCCTATTATCCTGTCTGTTTTTCCAATTTTCAGGGTCTAAGTTCGTCAAAGCAAATATAAGTGCACCAGTATCCGGAGGGAAGTGCTTCGTTATTTTGCTTGACTTTACAAGCACTTTACTCCCGTCCTTTAAAGTCCTATACTCATTTTTAGACTCTTCAATCTCATAACCGGCAGCACGCTTCCAAAGTGATTGCTCCAACGTTTGAACGATAGTTTCACGAAACTCTTTTCTCGCCTTTTTTAAAGAGTCAGAAAAGTCAGGTTTGTCATTTATCCAAGTATAAAATGTTTCTTTGCTAATACCAACCTTTTTACAGGCTAAGATATTAGAATCCCCCTCCCTTATATAGGAGATGATGTCATCTTTGACATCGTTAAATTTACCTTTGCTCATATCCTAAAACAATAACCTAAAACTTATATAAATATACTAAAAATCAATCTGATTAGCAAGTAAATTCTTGCTTTATTTCAGATCGAAGTCGCCCCTTCTCAGAGCCTTCTCCATCTTGCGGCTGTACTCCTCTTTCAATATTTCAATGTCCATATCAGGACAATTTTAACTGTTCAACGTTACTTTCAATCTTAACTATCTCTTCATCAGTCCTAACGTTTGATATAAGTCGGAGAGAGTAAAACGGAGTGGGAATAGGGTAACGTACCTCGTTAATCTCGTAGCCCCAATTAAAGTACACCGGGCTTGCAATCGTGTCGTGGCAAATAACCCGCCCTCTTGCCCCGTGAACCATTAAATTGAGGGCACACATTTTGCAGCTAATTCCGTCTATGTCCTCGCCGACGTAGTAGCCGCTTTTATTCTCTGTATATGCAGCTAGCAATGTCCGTCCCGAGCCGCACGCAGGGTCTCCTGTCTTTCCACTTATTCCCCCATTGATTTTCTCCATTATGGTACATAATCCTTCCGGTGTAAAGAACTGTCCCAGCATCGAAGATTTTCCTTTTGATTGATACATCTCCTCGTATATATTCCCGAACACATCTATCCAGCCGCTCGACTCGATTCCCTTGCTTACTATTTCAAGCCACAATATAGTGGCATTAAACATGTGTTCGTCTTCCTTCGCTTTATCTTCCAAGTGTTTGTCATATGTCCCGTTAACGATGTATTTCACATCGAACATATCGACGAGGTAATCAAGCCACATACCCAATCCTTGCTGCCCGTCATGTCCGTGTATCCTTACGGATTCCTCTATTTCTTCAATGATTCGTTTCATGATTACTCCTCCCACTCGATTTTAATTGTACCTAAATACGATGGCGGACAATTACTTACGGCTTCTTCTCTGTTAGGAAATACGCAGCTTGCTCCACGCTTGAAACCATCTATATATGCAGGCTGCAAGTCGGGGTTATAGTAATAATCCTCGAATAGGGCACAGTCTAATGCGGCATTTTCAATATCTTCTATTTTCATAATCAGTCCTCCAAAAGTTGCAAAAGATTTGCTTTGTAATCGTCTAATTCTTTGAGAGCTATTGTTCTATTGTTTTTTGCTTCTGTTATCATAAGCTCTGCAACTCCCAACATTATCTCATCTTTGTGTATATTCAGATACTTGATAAAATAATCTCGCAACATAATCATATCTAATCCTGAAATGTCGGAATAAGTGCTACTGTCTCCATAGCTTCCAGAAAATGAGGAATAACAAAACTCTCTTATATTAAGGCTTTGTATTTCTGCTCCTGTAGAAAAGCCATCACGATGTTTATCTATTCCATACTTAGATTTTTTCACTTCTTCCCTAAGTTGTGGCAGTTTATGTTCTATAAATTCCTTTAATTCTCTGCCATTTTCTACCAACCTTTTGATTTCTTTATGATCCATATCTTTACCCTTTCATTCGTCCTAAAAATTCCAAGTGCAGCACGTTATATACTTTACTTATTAGTTTAAGTAAATTCCTTATCGCTAAGTATTAACACACCTTCATCTGAGAACTCATATCCTATATATCTAACAGAGTTGCCATTTATAATATACCAGTCTGTAAAATTATCATCATCGCTTTTTGCAAAAAGCAAATCATTGTTTACATCATTTTCTCTCCTTAAACCTATGTAATAGTTATTATTATAGAAACTTATTTCTGGTATGTGCTTAAATATACTCGTATCTATGCCATCATAGATACCATATGCCTTCTTGAATTTCTCGTCCATAACAATTTTGTTTTTCATTAAACTTCAATAAGATGACTATCTATTTCTTCTATAACCTCAATAGCCGCTTGTAAGAATGCTTTATTAGTTGTACGGATATATCCTGATCCGAACTTACCCATCTTGTATTTGTCTGCCGTAAAAACGATATATTGCTTTGCAAACAGAATGTTGATACAACATTTTAATCGTTCAATCATTACTCTCCTCCTTTCTTCAATTCCGCAATGAGGGCATCGGCACATTCTATTGCATATTGCGCTTGTGCCATTGTATTTTTGAATCCTGTTGTGTCATTGTTATGTTGTTCAGCAGAAGTCATCATATCTTTGGCTATCTCATACCTGCGTTGCTCCCAATCAATGGTCTTGTGTGGTTCTTCTTTAATAAATTCAAGCTCTGATTGCACGTATGTACACCAACTACGCTTGTTATCAACATATTGACGCTCCACTCCTCTTTTGGTGATAATATCTTCTGTCTGTGATACCTCTATGACTTCACCTGTCGATTTAATTTTTGCTTTCATTGCTCTCCTCCTTTCATAAGTTCGGTTTCTCTCATATCCGTATACTTTTTACTCTTATTTCCATTAACTCTAATAATGCCTTTCTCAAATCTCTATCCATGCCTACGCCGGAAACATTTTCGAAATAACATTGCCATACTTTCTTATGGCTGTCGAAAATGATTAACAGGTCGTGTAACCCGATTGTCGGCTTATGAGACAGTATCTCCGATACGATGTCTTCTAGGGGTTCCGTTGGCGATTCTTTTGTCGTGTTCATAATTCTAATTCATTGCTCAACGTCTTTTCGTTCATATCCCATGTTAAACAGCCATTTGAGCTCTTCCCATTCCTCGAAGGTGAGGCTGGTGGTTCTGCTTCGTTCCCATTCCCGTTTCCTTTCCTCCTGCCTTTTTTTGTCTTCATAGAACCGCAATAGTTTCTCTCTGTCGGCTCTGAACACTCGAAGCGACATTGTTATCACCATAGGATCGAAAACTCCGTAGAACGTCCCGTAAAGGCCTTGTTTGAATCGCTGGAAGAATACCATAAACTCGGTGAGCTTGAAATCGCCATAGCCGGAGATGATGATACGGGCTATATCCTCGTATTCCTTCTCCGTCACTCCGTCCTTGCGGACTCCCGAAAACTCGGCGAGGTCGAGAAGCTGTATTTCCAGCCACGACTCGGCAATGTGGCTCCCTAACGTCCTCGATACACGGGCTATGCTCGGAGCTTTGCCGATAAGGCAGCGTTCGAGGCTCTGGCAATAGCGGCTTTGCTTGTCGGGGCTAAAAAGGCAGAGCAGATTCTCCCCCGTCTTGTAGGCTGCCAGTATCTCCTGCTGCCAGCTTGGCGGTGATGGCTTTTGCAAACTCTGCATATCGCTCCTTTTTGGTCTTGGAATTAGGTTTTTGATGGATTCCGGATTGCTCATCTCGTGCTCGTTTTAATTCAATTCTTAACCAGTTGGCAAAGTGTTTTTGTGCATCGCTGACGCTTTTTCTTGCAATACCCTCGTTTTGGAGCTTACGGATATATGCCTCGATATAGAGCCTCGATGCGCTCTCGTCGATGTGGTTGTTCGTCGATAGCGTTTCTATCCACGTTTGATTTGAGAGTAGTTCTTCACGCAGTTCTGTCAGTGGCTTGTCAACGTCTTTGCCAAAATCTTCTTCTTTTTCTTTGCTTCTCGATAGAGAAGTTTCTTTTAAATTATTATCATTATCATTTTCATTATCATTTAAGCCCCCACTGGCTCGTTTGGCACCCACTGGGTTATTTGGGGTCGAGTGGCTCGTTTGGCTCCCACTGGACTTTGATTTAACCGTTTCAGAGTTCTTGTCATTACCTCCTTTACGCCCGTTGTTCCGGTTTCTCTCGACAATGCCCTGATATTTGAGTTCATCTATCTCGAATTGATTCTTGAAAAACTCAAATGCCATTTCAATGTCCTCCTCTACCGTAACCTCCTCGCCAAGTTGATATTTGAATATTGCTCGAAACAGCCTGCCCAGTTGTTTGTCAGATAATCTCGATATGGGTTTGTAAAATGATTTATAAATCAAAAAGCTGTCTTTCATTTATTCTTAATATTGATAGTTATTCTCTTTTCGTATCATACTTTTCAATTATCATAATTCCTTCTTCTGTTTTATCTCCGTAAACGATATGACAGCCAAACTCATGAACCAATATATCCAAATCTTCTATGGTTTCTATCTCAGTATAGAGATTAAGGGTATTGGTATCTATCATTTCCCTTATAACTGGCAATCTTGACTCAAACAATGAATCTTCTAAACTTCTTAGATAGATGTCTCCTCGTTTAAAGGTATTCATGCTCGATGTTATTAATTTCACCTTTAATGTTTTTGATTTATCGGGATCGTCATTATAATAAAAACGAGCTGACGATAATTGATTGAAATTAACAATAACATGATTATCTTCTTGGAATTTCTTTATTCTATTATGAATATCTACATATTGATCATAGTTGATAATAGACTTTATAAAAAGGTATTCCAAACATAAATCAGATATAACTAATTTTTCTCTGTTTAATTTGTCTTCCGATTCCATATTAAGTTTCAGTAATTGAAAATGCCCACCCGTTCAGGGTCTTGTGCTTGTCAATCTCACCGGTTTTGCATAGCTCGTTTATCTCGGATTTAAGCGACTGGATAACCACCGACTGTATCTCGGTAAAGCTCGCTATGGAGGGCTCCTTGTTATTCTTTTTCTTTTCCTCGATAATGGAGGATATAACTTGCTTGGCTATAATCATGGTTATTCTTGTTTTAACAATTCTGGGTTATGAGAATACAGCCGGCAGATACTTGTGCCGGTAAACGTTTTTCAGATAGGTTATCATTTGGTCGTAGCTCTTGATAAAGCCCTCGTTGATAAGGTCGGCGACTTTTCTTTCCAGCTCGTACAATTCCCGCTGTTTCTTTTCTTCGCCGTATTGGTTGCGGATATTCCTTTCATGCTCGTTGAACACAATCCAGTTCAACGCTTCGCCTACTTTCTGCATGGCTTGTGGCATGAAGTCTTTCCGAACGATCTTTGAAACGGCAGAGCCTAGTTTGTTGTAGGCATCGCCGGCTTCGTTGCGGTACTTTATCATTTCGTCATAGACGAATTTGATTACTTGTACTTCAAATCTTGGATTTAGCCACATAGCAAATTTGACGAATAATACAGGGTGCATCCATGTTCCTCCGCTTTTACCTCTCGATTTTAAATACGCAAGATTCTTCGTGCTCAATTTTTCTTCTTCCAACAAGGCATCTATAAATTCTTTTGTGTTTTTATTGGAAAAGAACTCTTTCAAATCCTTTTGCTTTAAATAGGGGGAATTCCCCCTATTTAGATTTGCATATTCATTCCATTGCCTCAACAGCTCTGTTGCGCAAAAGAATCCGTCTTTTGTTCGCTGGGTTACGTTAAATTCACCCATCTTTCTTTTCATCAGTTGGTTGGTTTTCATAGCATTTGTTCGATTGATAATACTTGTTCGCTCATAATACTAAAATTTACATACCACAAGAAGGTGAATTTATGATGTTTTCGTTGTGGCAATATGTGCACATAGATGTCATTGGCGAATAAACTCTACCGCATTTAGGGCATATCCAGCCCTGCATACCGACAAATGTCTGCGATTTTTCGAGTCTTGTCATCTCAATAGCTTTTAAGGCATCATCTTCTGAAACTCTACGGTATATATGCCCGCCTGCGCAATCTTCTGCGCTTACCGATTTTATAAATTCTTCTGCTGTCATATCATTTGTTTATTTTAGATTCTTATTTCAATCGAAAAGTGTTTTTGGCTTTTCATCGGGGAGAAACAGCCCATTTACAGCTAATACCTGTCTCATCGCTTCTCGATAAGTAACGCCGTTGTTCGTATAGTTCATGAAGTGATTGTACATCTTGGGGTACAACTCATAGCAAAGTTGAAGCCTGTTATCGTCTTTGAATTGGCAACCATATCCGCAGAACATACAACCGGTTCGTTTGGCTCCTTTATGGTATATGTCTGAAATTTTCAACCCTCTATCTCTTATGTATGCCCAAATGTCTTCTTCAAGCCAAATTGATAGAGGCTTTGAAATTGTTGTATCGCCAAATTGGTTACAACCTCCGGCTTGTAAATATTTCATCTGACGATGAATACTTTCAGAAGCCATTTCTCCGCTTATTGGAAACTGTCCTCTTCTTATATGATATTCATGAAATGGCTTTTTCTTTAATTGATAACAACACTTTTCACTTATATCGAACTTTACGTCAATCAAAAACATCCATTTCTTCGCCAACTTAAATATACTATGACGTTTTACTACAAAATTTTCAAAAACTTTTCCATTGGGAGTTCTTCTAACCTTACCTATTATGGCTGACGTAGATTTGCTCACAACGGGGAATCCGTATTTTTCAAATACCTGTGCAGGTTTTAATGTTGGATATATAATCTCAATGTCATATCCTTCTGTATTTTTAAGTTCTCGAACGAACCTAACTATATCTGGATATTCATTGCCCGTATTGCAGAAAACTGCCTTTATATCGGGTTTGACGATACGGCATAAATCAAGCAGTACGGTGCTGTCCTTTCCGCCACTGAACCCAACGTAAACCTGACCGTTTAGACGTGATACGAATTGGTCTATCACACCGAGGCTGTGGTCTATCTTTTGGCGAAGGGTCCAGCTTTGTCGCTCTCTTAATTCTTTCAAGTCCATAATATCACTTATTAAAGTTTGATTCTACTACTTTGTACCTCATGGGTAATCCGGAGCAGGTGATAGCGAGAAGGGCTGCGTCCCTTTCTTCTTGGTTGCTGCGGGGTCTGTTAAACTCTATACCGCTCATATCGCACAACCGCTTCAATTCCTCATGGGTGATCTTGCCGTCTTTCCCTTGCCAGCACTTGCGCAACGGGGATTGCTCCATGACTTTTATTCCGTAATGGAGCAACGTCTCGACTATCTTACGGCCTGTCTCTTGGTTGCGGCCTACGTGCTCGCCTTTCTTGGCTGCGCTCGCCCGTGTGTCTTTCGGGGACAAGTGCCAGTTGGATTTGTTTTTCCAACCTGCCTCGACATACACCACGGTGGCATGGCCGAGTTCCGCACCTTCGAATGCCACCGAACGGACGATTTCCAACAACTCCGGGAACGGGTGGCTGTTAACCGTCAGCTTCATATCGTACAGTCCTATTATGGCAAGTCCGCTACGCTCCACGTCGGGGTCTATCCCTATCACTACATCGTATTTGTGTATTCTGTTGCATGTGGACTGTTCTTCCATTTTCAAAACAATTTCATTTTATTATCCAAAATCGCCTTATTTATCCTGTCCGTGGCTATTTTAAAATATTTATCATCTATTTCGAATCCTATAAACTTTCTATTCGTCATTAAACAAGCGACAGCAGTTGTACCGCTACCTGAAAATGCATCAAAAATTGTATCTCCTTCACAAGAACTATTTTTAATAATTTTGATTATTAATTCTATTGGTTTTTGAGAATTATGTAATTTGTTTTTATTGGTATAATTTATTGGTTTTATTCTCCATACATCTCTTTCCGAGGCGCTAAATCTTCTTTTAGCATTTTCTCTAACTCCATATATTATTAGCTCATGCGAGAACCTATAAAAAGAACCTGCTTTTATCCATTCATAATCCTATATTATTAAATTTTTTATTTCAAAATAATTTTGCATAATGGGATATAAAAATGGATATGTCCGCCAATCTGTATTTATATACACTTCACTGGTATCCTTAGTTATTCTTCTCAGCTCTTCAAAAAATTGCTCAAAAAAGGGTCTTATTAAATTATTATCACTCCAAGAACCTCTCTTCCCATTGCTTGTAGTACCTATACAATAAGGAGGATCTGTAACAACCAAATCAATACTACTAGTACTAATGTCCTTAATTTTTAAAAGACAATCACCATGTATTAGCTTTATATTTTCGTTCATATATTTTCTCTTTTTGTTCGGCAGGCGGGACTCGAACCCGCAACTGTATAATGGCTTATTTCTCCCCGCAGTTCCTACTGCCGTATGGTGCTCGACCACGTACCCGGCTCGGCTTGCGGGAATTCCAACATTATGTCTTATATCAGGTCTATGATTTTGGTTTTCACGATTCCGTCCAAACGCATGTCTTTAAGGCCTTGTCTCATGTGTTCCTGCATGAGGCGGTTGGCTTCGGTGATGTCTTTGGCACAAACGAGGTTGTAGTACTTCGTTTCCTTTTCATTGCCGTTGTCGTCGATGAATATGTCTATCAACGTGGCTTTGTAGAAGGGCTTGTCTTCTTCCTTTTCGTTGACTATATCGATGACTTTCGAGCGGGTGATAGAGAATACATCGCAATTTCCGTTGTACTGTTCAAGTCCTTTGGCTTCTGCCTCGGCAAATAGTTCTACATCGGTGATGAAGTGTTCGATGACTTCTTTCATCTCTCCTTTTCTGTTCTCCTTGTTGACTTTCAGTTTAATTTCGTAAAACATAATGATTCGTATTTAATCTATATTAATTTTAGCATAATGATTCCGATACTATCGCTGTCGTCGCTTTTAACGAGCAAAGATTTATTGCCTTCCGAAAGCTGCATATATGCGTAATCAAAATTGAATAGAGCTTTTCCAATCTTGGAGAGGAACGAAGGATCTATCCGTAACTTTGTAATTCTCTCTGTGCTCTCTTTTAGATGCTCTGAAATTACATTCTCCATTTCAGGGTATTTATAGACTTCTGAGAATGGGTATATAACTTTTTGGTTGTCATACAACATACATTCAAACCCCATGTCTGTAACTTGTACCATATCGTAAGAGAGGATAGACTTATAGGCTTTTTAGCCTATAAACTTGCCATCGAGCTTTTCTATCTCTTCCTCGGTGAATGTGGAACATTCGGATAGCTTGTTTTTTACCAAGATATGTGTATCGCATGCATAAGCGCAACCATCTTTAAAATGGATATATGAAAATACAGGTCTGAAATAGTCGATTCTGCTGCATGCCAAGTCCATTCTTAGGTCTTTGTTGAAATTATGTCTAGTCTTCATCGCTTTTATTTTTTATCGGTTAAACACTTCTTTGAACTTCTCGTCGAGAGCATTCAATATTCTCATTCGCTCAGCCGATCTACCTTGATTGTCGAAGGTGTAAATCCTCATTAGCAACTGCTCTCGTGAGCCGCAGAAACAGCCCGCCGTGTAAAATGGAGCCACATTGGGATAATTGTGCTTGTACCATACATTGTTAGTCCCTTGTATGGATACATAAGTTTCGGTTACCGTAAATTCCATATTTTGAGGTTCGTAACCTGGCGTGTTAGGGTTGCCTGCCGCATAACTGCGGACATCACAGTAGCTATCCTTTGCCAGCTCTGTGAGCACATCGGCGGGAGTGTTGGGATTCCCTGCCGCATTCCTGCGGACATCACAGTCGCTATCCTTTGCCAGCTCTGTGAGCACATCGGCGGAAGTGTTGGGATTCCCTGCCGCAT